CTTCGTAATTTATTTCATTTGTTTCATCGGTCATAGCAATCACCTTTGGTTGATTCTCGTCAGATGTTGAGTGACCTATAAACGTTTGCGATTTTTCCTTGGCTATGGGTGTTTCAGCCTTCACTTCTTTCTTTTGTATAGTTTCTACGTTTGCACGTGGATAGGCTGGTCTTTTTACTAGAGCAAGGTGGTCAAAGGTAAAATCTTCACCAAACACAAACCCTTTCTCTGAAGCTGAGATAGGTACACCGGAGCCTCCTATGGAAACACCGTAACCCTTCTCCTTCCACAAACCATCTTCCATAGACGCAAACAATTCTTCTTTGGTTACTCTAGCTACATATCTTACATCGTAACCAGCTTGTGTAGTAAAGAACGTTGCTCCCATGATAGTCCCGACTGCTGATTCCTCTACACCTTCTGTGTTTCTAGTAAAACCAGCACCGGTTTCATTAGCCTTTGGGTGCATAAGGGTTACATCAGCACCTTCCATCTGTGAAGCCACGGACTTTGCGCCAGCGGGAGTCAAGGACCACTTGTTCTTGTTCATACCCTCATGGAATGCTATGCCTCTTATTTCATAGATGATGTTGCCAGTTTCAGCACTTAGCTTTGCCTCAATGTCCTCTATGTCTAATTCTATAGTGACAGCTATCTTCTGACACTTACCATCTTTCTTTTCATAACCGGGCTTGCACTCGCTTGTGTGATAACCACTGTTATACTTGATATTGCGAGTCTTGTATGGTTCTGGCTCATGACCGTTGTAATGAAGCGCATTGTACTCATCCTCGTCTTTCTTATTCTTTTTCATCATGTAGCTTTCTACTTCTACATCTTTGCCTTTGTTCTTACTCATGTATTCTTCGTGAGTCTTACAAGGCATAAAGACCGTCTTACCGTTTTCCTCATGAGAGTGAATTTCGTCACACCCCATCTTCTTTGCTTCTTCCATAGCTTCTCCGGGGTTATCATAAACTCCCCTTCTTAGCATCTCGGCACTTACATCAGAGGAACAGTTACACTCTGCCTCACAATTACAATCATTCGCTTTTACATCATTACAACCACATGGTTCATCCATAGCTTCCACCTTTCTATTACTTTCCCACTGTCTACAACTCCAATACCTAGCCTTGTACTTTGGTCCGGGGCTGTCGCAGTTATGTCTTGAACGAAAATTACGTCTTCTTTCTGGGTCATCTCTCTTAATCTCCATATTTGGGTCGCCAAACCTTACTAGAACAACGTTTCCCTTTTCGTTTGTAGTATATACACCAAATTTTTTTGATGCGCCGGGTGTTCTAAAAGGCTTGTTCAGTGTTACTTTACGGCCTTGATATTCAGCCGCTGTAACATCCGTTTCGTTCCAGTCTTCGTATGCAACGACTTCTCCGCCACACCCGCAACCGCACGACATGGTAGCCCAATTTTAGATGTGTCTTATTAATCCTTCTTACCACTACCCTTTCTTGGATGACCACTGGGTAAAAGGTCGTTATCTTGTGTGTACTTGGGGTTGGATGGTCTACCAGACCTAACTAATCTTAGGAAAGCATTGACTCTAGCCATAGACCAAGCGGCCCTGCTCACACCCGGCCTATGGCTTGTGGAGTAAGCACCAGCACCTCTGCGGTAAACTGCTTTCAGCATACGAAGCGTTACCTTTCGGTCTGACTTGGCGTTGTGGTTTTTGACCTTTTCTTTTAGGCTATTAGTAACCTTTTGACTAAATGTTACTGAGCCACCGGGTCTAGCAGAACCGGGTTTGTTTCTAGGACTACCCTTGATTCTGTCTTTCTTGGGTGCGGGTGTGGAGCGTGGGTCATGCCTCCTTGCCGTTTTGTTTGAGTAGCTTAGACACACCGCATATCTCTGGTCACGGTCTGGGAAATCTCTGTTCATCTTTGTATCAGCCATACACCTGTTGATGAATGCAGCCTTGCTTTCTCCATCCCGGCGGGTAGGCATGTGCGTATCACCTACAGCTTGTCTTATTAAACTTAGTCAAGTAATACACCAAACAATCTTAAAACGAACACCCATATGGGGTGTCCGTCGTATTCCATGCTTACTCATCCTTCGCAAGCTCGCAATCAAAACAAGCACCAGTTACGCAAAAGGAACACCAGATACTCATGTTCATTCTTTCTTCACCTTCTTGTTAGTAATTTGAAACGCTTCCATGTCTAGGTTATGTTGCTTCTGCATCTTTTCTAGGTCTAGGTCGTGCTTCAACTTAAGCTCCTCAAGCATTCTTGTGTGTCCCTCTATTGCTTCAGCAGAGGTAACATCGCTTGCTAGTTGGTCTGGTAGGATGTTTATCTTTGCGCCTTCTTTACTCTTGAACAGGTCAAGCACAGATGTTATAATGAGAAGTGCTGGACCACCGAGAAGACCGATGACAGTTAGTTGTGAGTCTGTAATATCTCGCTCTTGCACAATAGAATAGTATGATGCGACAACGGCTATCATAACCCACATAATTACAACCATAAACCCGAAGGCAAGCATCAGATACTCGTTAGGATTTGACATTTTCATGCGAGTCATATTGTCACCACTGTTGGTTTGTTTAATAAATGTTTTAGTCGGTTTCTTTGAGTGCATATAGAAAGATACGATAATTAGTAATATTAGTAACGCAGAAAAAACATCGGCATATGTAATTATCATCTAAGGTCTTCAGCTCCGGGTTGTGAGTTTTCCCTCGGCAATTCACCAGCACTTGATGGACCGTCCTTTCTCTCCTCTCCCGCTCTACCTAACATAGGTAGGTTTAGTATGTCTAATGACTGGTTTAGTGTAAGTATGCCCGCATTGTAGCCTAAAACGGCCCTTTGCATGACATTTAGTGGTGTTTCGCTGTCCATTGCATCAAATGCGATGGTTGGCAGGTCTTGCTTCCGGTACTCAATACCTAGAAGGTCCAAGTGAGTCATAAATATTTTTGTTGCGGCCTCGGAAAGTATGCGGTGCATACGTGATATTGCTTGCACTGCCCACAAGTTTGCGTTGTAAGTTGCGGCAAACGTAGAGCCACGCTCTTGACCTGCGGCGACTCTGGGAACCTGCAAGACGGCAGCAATGTCACTGTTGATTGTATCTAGGAAATCTGTGTTGTTTGGCACACTATTACCTACATCAACGTGATGTAACTCTACGTAATGAGGTAAGACAGGTATCTGGTCGCCCCTTAGTCCCTCAAA